CCTGCACCACGCCGGAGAGGCCCGTCGCCCCGCCCACCTGGCCGTAGTTGTCCTGGCCAAACGCGGTCACGGTGCCGTCGGCGTGGAGCGCTACGGTGTGGTAGTACCCTGCGGCCACCTGCACCACGCCGGAGAGGCCCGTCGCCCCGCCCACCTGGCCGTAGTTGTCCAGACCAAACGCGGTCACGGTGCCGTCGGCGTGGAGCGCTACGGTGTGGTAGTACCCTGCGGCAATACTCCCAAAATGCATATCATCCCAATAACTCATCAGTCTGCATCCCCCCTGGCTTCGATTTTGAAACTGTCGTCATTGTGCGTGGCCGCCCCGCTGATCGTGGTGCGGGCTACCCAGATCGGTGCATGAGCGGCAGATGAGTTAAACCGCAGCACGTTGTTGGTGGCCCAGCCGCTACCCCAACCGGCGGCCAGGACGATGAAGTACGGCTCCCCGGTGGTGGGGTTGATCGGGGTGCAGTCGGTGCTGGTGTTGCCGGTGCCGATCACGCCCGACACCTCGCCCACGATGTTGAAGCTCGTGCTGCTGGTGAAGATCAGCGCCCAGCGCTCGCGGATGCTGTTCTTGTTGTCCACCTGAATCGGGTAGAGCAGGCTGTTGTACTGCGCGGTTGTGTTGCTGCCGATGCGTTCGTCCTTCCACTCGTTGGTCCAGGTGGCCTGGCTGAACTGGTGGTGTACGCGGCTGCCAAGGTCGCCAAAGATCAGGGCGCTGGATACCCATGTATCCGCCGGGTCGTAGGCGCGGCTGATGCCGCCCACGAGGCTGATCTGGCCGTTGATCTGGGCTTCGTTCACCAGTGCCATGTCCTCGACGCGGTGGCGGGCGATCAGCGGTTGGGTGTAGGCGCTCAAGTCCAGCGGGCTTGCCATAGTCACGGTGCCGGTTTCGCGGTTGGTGGTGTAGAGCGCGGCGTCCAGTTTGGTGCCCTCGCTATCCTCAAGCACTACGCTGGCGAGCTGGTCCCGGCTGAGGGTGATGGTCTGGCCTGCGCTGACGGGGTTCGGCAGGGTGTCGGTCTGGGTGCTGTGCACCACCACCACGTCACCGGAGCGGATGATCGGTACTCGACCGTCCATTGGCAAGCGCACTGGGTCGAGGCCCAGCACATCGGCGCTCAGGGGCATTTGCGTGTAGACCACGGCGTTGTATTTGATGGTGCTGGCATCAACGGCGATGCCGACGCGGTATTTGCCCTGGTGCGGGCCTTCGGTCACCAGTGCGTCATCGGCAAAGCCGGGCAGTGCCATGAGCGCCGGTGGCACTTCGGCTTCGGTCAGGTATTCGCGGAACTGCAGATCCATGATGCCGGTTTCGTAGTTGACGGAACCTTCCATGGTGTCGGTGTCGATGGTGCCGGTCAGGGACGCGGTCGCGCTGATGACATTGCCGTCTGGACGCACGGCTCTGACGTAGATGCTCGAAGGTCGCAGCGGTGCGCCCGGAGTACGGAAATAGACGCCCGCAACCGTGGGGCTTTGTTCGTACCGTGCCAGCAGGGTGCGGATCTGCAGCGTGTTGCTGTGGCCGCCTGCGTAGCCGTACAGGCTGACGATGCCGGTGCTGTAGTCGATACTGCCGGCCATGGTTGCGGCGCCGGTTTCGCGGTTCCACTGGTTGTAGAGCGTGCCTTCGCGGTCGATGTAGGTTTCCCCGCCCCACTGGAATTCCACACTGCCTGGCACGATGAAGCGGCGGATGGTGGGCAGCAGGTCGATGCGGGCATCGGGCAGCTCGGCGGTTTCGGTCATGTCGTCGGGTATGACGCTGTCGAGCTGGTAACGCGCCGTGATCGGGCCGGATATGTCCCAGGTGTTGGTTGTTGTACGCGTGCCGCCATGAAATATTTCGGTGGATATGGCAGAAACAGGGATGCTGACTTCGCCTGTGGTGTAGTTGATGGTACCGCCGCCCGTGAGCGTGCCATCAGCGTTGTCTGAATACTGAATCGTGTCTGTGCCCGCCTGTTCGGTCTGGAGGGCACCCGTACTTGGGCCTAGCATTCCGCCATTGTCTACGACAGTGCGGGTCCATGCGCGTGGCAGCTCAAGGTTCGCGGTACCGGGTCGCAGGGGTGCACCTGGCAAGGTGAACACGGCGTTATCGCCATCGCGGGTGTATTCGCTGCTGGTGATGGTTTCGACCTGCTGGGTGCCGCGCTGGTACGTGATCGTCAACGTGGCGCCAGACGCTGGAACCAGCAGCGGACGAAAACCGATCTCGCCAAGCCCGTAGATCACGCGGCCCTCGGCATCGCCGGTCAGATCGCCTGTGCCGTTGTCGGTAGCGGTTTTGGTTTCGCCTCCGGCTTCCCAACTCAGCGTCAGGCTGCCGGGCAGGATTTCCTGTGCGCCGACGGTCACGGCCATGTAGGGCAGTTGTACATCAGGGTCGGTGGTGCGTTCTTCGTAGTGCGCCGGTGTAGCCCATGAAAAAATCACCGAACTGTCTACGTCCGGCAGGCCACCCAGTGTGGCAACCACGGTGCCGGTGACGAAGTTGATGTTGGCGGTACCGCCGTGTTCATCCCGAAGTTGGCCGGTGCCGTCATCGTACATGCGGTACCAGTTGCCCTCGGCCATGTAGTCCACCACCAGTGTGCCCGGCGAGGGGATCGGGAACAGGGTTTGAACGTAGTTGTACCCTCGGTTGCCCAGGCTGATCGGGACGGCGGCGGTCATGGACGGCTCGGCAACGGCGGTTGCGGGGGTGGCGGTGATGGTCTGGGTGCCGCCGAGTGAAAGGCCAGACAGCAGGCCGGTGTTGTAGTCGATCTGGCCCCGGTCGGCTCCCCCTCCGTCGCGCAGGGTGCCCAGCTTGTCATCGGTCAGGTTGCTGATGCTGACACTGCCCGGCATAACAGGTCGGCCAAAGGCGCAGCGCCCGCCGGTCACGGTAGTGGTGACGGTGTAGGGTGCGCCAGATGCCACCAGGTTCGCGTTGTTGTGGCCTGCGGTCAGATCGGCAACGGGGCTTTCAGCGGTGGCGCTTGGCACCAGTTGGCCGAAGATGGTTTTTGTTTTGATGTTCATGTCGCCGGGCTGTGCGGGCTGGTCCAGCTGCATAATGCCAAAGTACCGGGACGCGTCTGCTACCGTGGTTTCGCGGAAGCGGGTTGGTGATGTCTTGGCGGTGGTTTCGCGCTGCACGGCTTCGGCGCCTTCAAAGGTACGGCGCAGAGCATCGCTGATGCCGACGGTGATGATTTTGCGGGTAAATACGCCTTTGCTGTCCTCAAACTGCTGCAGCTCGCCACTGACTTCGGTAATGCGCACGTACTGGATCTCGGCGGTGGGGTTTCCGGCATCATCTTCTTCCGACAGTGCATACACGTCCCCGATTTTGGGCAGCTCGGCTTCGGGCATGGCGTACAGCCGCAGCAGGCGCTGGCCCACCACCTGATCGCCCAGCAGGGTGTAACGGGTGACCGGGCCTACCACCACGTAGCTCTCGATGCGGTCACGGGCGTTGGTGCGCTCGTCTGTGTAACTGCCGGTGGTGAACATGACCACGCTGACGCGGGGGTCATCGGGCGGGTCGGTGACGATGGCGTGGCTGCCGTAGTACACGTCCTGGTTCGCGGTGCGCACGGCCAGATACAGCTTGCGCAGGTTTACGCGGCCGTAGGTGCGGTCGAGGCGCGAAATATCCGGGAACAGGTTGTTGACCACGCCGTCTTGGATTTCGACGGCGCTCATCTGGCCGCCGCCGTCTTCGTTGTCGGTCAGGCGCTCGGAGGCCATCAACTTAATATCGGTACTCAAGATCGTCATGATCAAACCTCGGTTAAACGGAGGGTTAACAGGTAGTAATCGTTAGAGACTGGGTCGGCTGACGGCTTAATTGGCACTGCGCTGACCGCCGGTTCGTCTCGACGGAACATGACGCTGAAGGCGCGGCCGTCGATGTCCAGGGTGTGAATTTGGTTGGGCTGGCTGGCCAATGTGTAGAGCTGCTCGACGACATCACGGGTGGCCCAGTCGCCTTCCAGCGTGATTGGGCGGCCCTTGATGAGCGGGGATTCTTCAACCAGGAGTTTGCCGGTCAGGCTGCGCTCGGATGAGTGGGCGACCGGGAGCCAGTCGAACTCGTCGAGCCAGACCAGATGATCGGGGAGCGTAATGCCGGCCAACGTGATCATGAGATCCTCCTGACCGTGTTCAGCTGCTGCAGCAACGCCTCAGCCGCAGAGGGCTCAAATTCGCCGGCTACCGGCCGTCCCACCCCGAGATCCAGCTCAACGCGGACAACACGATCGGGCTTGGAAGGACGCGGTGGAGGTGCACTGGTGGCAGGCGTGCTTGGGGCTGCTGGGTTTCGGCTTGCGATCGTTTGCTTCTGCTCTTCATTTGCGCGTTTACTTTGCTCAACGAGCGCTGCTGCCGCACTCGTCACACTTAAAAGATCAGCTTGCACCTCGGCAAATTTTTCACGCTCGGCAAGCCATCTCTTCGCTGCGGACACCTCGCCCGCTGCAATGGCGCGCTGGTAACGTGCAACCTCATCTCTTTTCTCTTGAAGGCGTTCCGACTCACGAATTGCATCTGCCATCAGTGCTTCGTAGTGATTATTAAGCCCTTCAAAACTTGAACCTTCGTACTCAGGAGTCTCTCCTCGCGCCATCTTTTCAGACAGAATTTGGGCAGCTTCGGCATACCCCCGGCGTATCAGCGTGTTGACCAACTGTGACTGAGCAGAAACATATGAACTTGATTTGGGTGTGCTGCCCCCATCGTCATCACCACCCGGCTTCTTGCCGGGCACCTTGTCACCCATTTTTTGAGCTTCATCACCCGCTTTCTGGAATTCTTTGGCCAGGTTGCCGACCTCTTTGATCAGCTCTCGGATTTCTTTTAACAGGGTCTCGAAACCGCCCTTGCCTTTTTTGGCACTGTCTTCCATGGCATCGCCCAGGTCGTCAAGATCGCCTTTGGCACCCTTGGCCTCGCTACCGATATCGCCAACCTTATTCGCGGCCTGTTTGGCATCACCCTCCAGCTCCTTAACCTTTTTGCGTGCGTCCTCCATCGACGTTCTCAGCAACTTGCCCGCCAAGTCACCCGATTTGCCCGCTCGCTTAAGCACTTCAATCAGTGCTTCCACGTCGGCTTTGGTTCGCGCTTTTGACAGGGCCGCATCGAAGGCTTCACGGATCTGTTCACCAGAGTACTTCCCGCTCGTAACAATGGTTTCAAAAGCACTGGCAGCAGCCTGCCCTTGCTCAGTGATCTGGCCGGTAACCTCTTCCATGCTGAGGCCCAGCGCCTTGAAGGCATCCTGCTCTGCTGTCAGTTGCTCTTTGCGTTGTTCATTCAGCTGCTGCTGCAAGGCACCGATTTCGCCAAGCTCGGCAATTTTGGCCTCAGTCTGCTGGGTATGCTGCTGCATGCCCGCAACACCCAGACTCAGTTCTTGGTCCTTCAGTGTGTTGACGTCGGTGATCTGCTGTTTAAGCCGCCCTTCAGCCTCGATGTAGGTCTCCAGTTGGGCTTTTGCTTCCTCCATTTGGGTTTGCCGATCACGGCCTTGTTCGATCTCGGCCTGCTCTTCCGCCACACGGGCCTTCCAGTAGTTTTGTGCCCCTTGCAGCCGCTCCAGGTACGCTTCGTAACCCTGACGGCTGATGCGTCCCAGCTCCTCTTCGGTTTTGAGCTGGACGTTCATGTAGTCGAGGTTTTTATGCTGCTCGTTAATTGCATCAATGGTGCGCTGCTGTATAGCAGCCAGCGCATCATTAGCCGCCTTTTCCGATTCTCGCCATCTGTCCGCCACCAGCTTCACGGCAGTGGCCAGGAGGCCGACACCGGTCAGTAGGCGGCCACCCGAGACCAGAAGGCCGCCGATACTTTTAAGACCCTTGAGTGCACCTCCCAGCCAACCCCAGCCTTTACCGGCAGTGGCGGCGGCAGTGCCCAGGCCGCTGGTGGCGGTGGACATGGCAGCCGTGCCCAAGGCAGCCGCTTTGGTCGCCTTGGCGATATCCCATACGGCTTTACCGAAACTGACCAGCTTGCCCACGGCCAGCGCCGCGACCAGATAGCCCAGCTGGGTGCTCCATTCGATGGTGAACTGGATCACGGACTTGATGCCGTTGGCCACTTTGATCAGGCCGTCGGAGATCTCTTTCGCCCAACGCTTCAGAGTACCGTCAGCGGCCAGGGCCTTGATCTGGGTAATCAGCGCCTCAAGCTGCTCCTTCATGTAATCCAGGAAGCCGGACTTGCTGATGTCGTTGATGAAGTTGAGCCACATATCCTTGAGGTTGCTGACCAGACCGGTCCAGGTCTTCATTGCCTCGGCAGCTGCGCCTTTGGAGTTCTCCCCCATGGCCTTCATCAGCAGCTCGATCTCCTTGCGGCCCAACTGGCCCTTGCTGGCCATCTCCTGCAGCTCGACAGCGGTGCGGCCGGTGGCTTCAGAGAGCAAGTCCCACACCGGCACGCCGCGTTCAATCAGCTGCAGCGCCTCTTCACCCTGCAGCTTCTGCTTGGTCCAGGCCTGACCCAAGGCGAGGATGACGCCTTCCATCTTCTCCTGGCTGAAGCCCAGCTTGCTGGTCTGGTCGATGATCGCCTGGTAGCTGCCGTTCATCGGGTCGATGCCGAAGGCTTTCAGCTTGATGAAGCCCTGGGTGATACCTTCGATGTCGGCGGGGGTTTTGGTAGCGAAGTCTTTGATCCAGGCGGTGGCCTTTTCGCCCTCGCCAATGGAGCCCATCAGGGTGTTGATCTGGACCGACATATCCTCAAATCGGCTGCCGGTGTTGATCAGGCCCATGATGGCGTTTTTGATCGCATTGATACCGAGGTAAGTACCACCTAGCGCGATCAGCTTACGTGTCAGTCCTCCGATACCGCTTTCAGCGTTACGGGCAGCAGCGGGGATCTCATTGAGGTCTTGCTTAAACTTCTGGGTGTCGCGGCTGGCATCCTTACTATCTTTGCTCCAGCGCTGCCAGAACTTGCTGCCACGGGTGTCGCCGGTGAGGCGTTCGGTGGAGGTGCGGGCTTCATCGACCTTGGCGCGGAAGTCACGCGCCTCTTCGCCGGTTTTGTTGAACTGCTTGCCGGTGGACTCAATGCCCTTATCGGCCTGATCAAGCGAACGATCCAACCCTTCAGCGGCACGGCCGGAGTCTTCCACTTCCTTTTTGAAGGTGCGCACCACACCGCTGGCCGTGTCCTTGGCTTTGATGAGGAGGTTAAGGGCAAGGTCTTTGGCACTCATGGCGGCACCCGGTTGGACTAATGGAGGTTAAACGGCAACGGAGGGCGTGTGCCCTCCGGGTGGATCAGGTCAGGCTCAGGCGGTTTCCTGATCCAGATAGAAGGGCGCGGTTTCGCCATTCACCAGCTTGACCTTGCCCGCCAGGGTGGCGCTGACGTACTCGCTGGCGAACAGGTCCACCGCTTCGGTGGGAGCCAGTACGCTCTCGGGCACTTCCAGTTTCACCGGCAGGCCGGTGGCCAGGTTCTTGCCATCCATCAGCATGCGCACACGGATCATGGAGCGGATGGCGCCCTTGATGCGGGTGCCCGCCACGGCGTTGTGGCTGTAGCTGATCTTGGCTTCAACCGCGGTGCCGGTATCCTGTGTACCGCCCGGGGTGGTGCGGATCATGCCCAGCGAGTAGTTGATCTCGTAGGCAGCAGCCGGGATGGAGGTGGTGCCATCGGACTCGAACAGCTCAAGCCCTGCTGCGCCGATGTTGCCGTGGGGCAATTTAGCCCACTTGTTGTCGGCGGGCAGGACGATATCGGTCAGGCTGACAGAGCCGCTGCCCTGGTTCAGCTCTTCCACGTCGCCCAGCAGGGCCAGTGCCAACAGATCGGCGGGCTGGTCGTCGATGACGATGCTGATCTCGGTGGGCTGCGGCAGCACCACGGAGTCCAGCACCTGTCCGTATGAATCCTTGCGCTTGGAGGTGCGGTCCACGGATTCGGACGGAGTGTTCAGCTGTAGCTGAGTAACGTTGATCGGGCCGACCAGGCCAGTGCTGGCCCCGGCATCGGTAAGACGGTCGAAGTAAACATCGCCGGCAAGCAAGAGTCCGCTCATTATCGTGCTCCTTTGGTTCTGAAGGTCAGTTCAAATGCGAGTGGGTAGTAGCCAAAGCCGGGCCGAAAGCTGGGCTGTGGCGCGTTAACGCGGTTGATGGGGCCCAGCGCGGTGTGTACGCCGGAGAGGGTTTTGACCAGCCGAGCCAGCAGCACCCCGGCCTGTTCCTTTTGGCGCAGGTTGATGGCCAGCACGACGGTCCAGGTCTGTACCACCCGGCCCAGCATGCCGCCCTGCGCCTGTTCGCTGACGCGATCGCCGCGATAGATCAGGTGCACCGCCGGGGTGATCTGGCTGCGCTCTTCCATCTCGGCCAGATCGGCACTGCTGTAGACCTTGCGGATGCCCTCGACCTGCTCCAGCAGCTGGATCAGGTGCGGCTCGGCGGCCAGGTAGTCGTCTTTGAGTTCGAGCATCAGATGAACCCCTTGCTGTTGCCACGGGCGAAGACGCTACCGGCAGACTGGATCTCGGCGGTGTTGCTGCTCGGACCGGTGTCGCTGGCATCGAGCACGCCCAGACTCAGTTCGCCGGTGCCCAGCTTGGTCAGGAACTTGGTGGCCGCTTCGTAACGCTTCTGCAGCTGCTCGGGGGCGCGTTCATCGGTAAGGATGTAGCGCGCCATATCACAGCACAGACGCACCAGCACATCCGGCACGGTGATCAGCGGCAGGCGGTAGCGGCCACCGATGTAACCATCGATCTCGGCGCTGGCATCGGCCAGTACCTGGTCGAGCACGGCATCGACGATGGCCCCGGCACTGCCATCCCGATCGGTGAGGAGGCGGATCTCCTCTTCACCAAAACGGCTGATCATGTCCTGACGGGTGGCGTACATGGTTTAGGCCTCATCCGCCTGTGCCTGGAACATCTCCCAAGCGCTGGCACGATCTTCTGCAGAAGTGCCTTTCGGGAAGTGAGCGGCCTTGGGGCTGCCATCCTTGTTCCACTGCTCGGGGTCATGCGGGTCGAGCTGGGCGATGATGTCCAGCAGCGGCTGCAGCAGGTTAACGCCCTCACCCGGTGTTACATCGTTAGAAACACGCTCCGGCTCCACGGCCCCAGCCTGATCAGCACCCGGATCTGCCGGATGGGTTGTTTCAGCAGCGTCCGTTTCAAAGTCGCCGAACTCCACCGCCAGGCGCGGTTCCGCCTTGAGCTGCTTGATCTGTTCGGCTGAGAAAAAGCCATCCGGGTAAACAGTCGGTCCACTCGGGTGAGCCACACCTGCACGACGGAAGCCATTGATTGCAGAGCTGATACGAATGGGCATTTCATGAGTCCTCTCGCTTTGTCAGTAGGTGGCCATCCGTTGGCCCGGTAGCGTCCTTGTCGGCACTCCCTTACAGGTAGTCCGCGACCACCAGCTCCAGGCGGTTGCGCAGCTCGTTGGAGCTGTTGGCATCCAGCTCGCGTTCCAGCAGGCGGGTGGCGGCTTTTTCCAGTGACGCAGGCACCACCAGCACGTTGGGGCGCACGCCCAGCTTGCGGCCACCGTCAGCCTCGAAGGCACGCATGGCACTGATCGCGGCCCAGAGGTTGTCGGCGGTCAGATCCTTGCGCGAGCCATAGGCCAGCTGCCAGAGACCAAAGCCCACGTTGCGGCGGCAATCGACGCCGAAGCGGTACTCGTTGGCGGTGAAGACGTGTTCGTCATCCAGTTTGGTCATCGCCTGCAGGTTGGCCGCACGGCGGTTCTGCAGGATGATCGGCTTGATGGAACGGGTGGTGTCGAGCAGATACCAGGCGGTACCGGCACCGGCGTTGTCATCCCAGTTGGCCACACTGACGGCAACACCGGTGCCATCGGCGTTGGGATAGACCGGGTGGTCGGTATCGAAGTAGTTCTGCCCGTCATAACAGAGGGTGGAGGTGCCCGCCGACAGCAGACCATAGACCAGCTCGTCCGGGTGGATCTCGGCCATGCGGCCCATCTCCTGGAACAGCGGGCTGTAGATGCCGACGTTGTCGTCTTCAATGTCGTCACGGCTGACCGCCACGGTAGACTCGTAGGTCTTGTTGGCGATGGAGTAGCCGTGGGCCTGCATGTCGTTAAGGACGCGATCGCCGACCCATTCGCGGAAGGTCGGGAACTTGCCCAGCCAACCATAGGTGTTGGACTTGCTGGTGGAGGGGATCTCCATTGCCACCTTGTTCCACTGCGGATCGGCCTGTTTCATGCCGTCCTGGAAGTCGCCACGGTAGCCGGTGAACAGCGCCTGCAGCAGTGCGGGGGTAACCATTGCCATGGTGTGTGCTCCTGTTTAAGTGTCGGTTATGACCGCAGCTTTATGCCTGGGCCTTGGCGGCGGCGAACTGCGCCGGGGTTTTGCCCAGCAGGCGGGCCGCTTCCTTCTCTTCGGCGCTCAGGCTGGCCACCGGGTCATCGCCCTCTTTGGGCTTGGCCTGATCGGTCTGCTTTTGCGACAGGGCTGCCAGCGGCTGTGCCTTGTCCAGGAAGGCGCTCAGGGCCGCCATATCCTTCTTGCCCAATTCCCGCGCCCAGGACTCCATGCTGGGCAACAGACGGCCATCGTTCTTGGCATCGGCCAGAAGCTGCTCCAGCTCGCCGGTTTTGTGCTGGGCGTTGAGCACAGCCAGCTGGGCCTGCAGGTCGCTGACCACTTCGATCGGCACGTATTTGGCCGGGTCGGGGGTGGTGTCTTTGGCGCTCAAGTCGGCCAGCTGGGTGGCCAGGGTGCTCGCAGTACCGGCCTGCGTTTGCAGTTCGGTCAATGCCGCCAGTGCCTGGGTCTGCTGTTCTTCGGACAAGGCCGCATCGCCCTGGACGGTAATGCCCAGCTGCGCCAACAGCTTTTTCAGAAGCTCGTTCATGGTGCTCTCCTGGTGGGTCGGGTGGATTGAGGTGAGATCGGACGCGGTCAACGACGCCAGCGCCTGCATGCCATCAATGCCGGGGCGGTTGGTCAGTGCCGCAGAATGCAGCTTGAAGGG